AATCTTTTACATCCGTTTTAGAGGGGTAAGCCCCAGTGCAGTTGCCCCAGCTTTTCCAACCGCCATTAAAATTCAGCCCAGTTACAACGCCCTGAGTATTCAAAAGATCGGCCTGCGTCAGGGACAGGCTGATTTCACTGCCATCCTTTAGACAAATGCCCGTAGCCTGGATTGAAATGTTGGACGGGCTTCGATAAGGAATGTCGCCATTCGCTGCGTCTGTTACGCCAATGACACCCATCAAATGGGTGGACAAGTGGAACACCTTTTTCCCGTTCCGCACGCAGGGCCAGCATACGACTTGGTTAGTTCCCGTATAATTATTTTTATTTTTCCATTCATTGACATCGCTATAGGCTTTTACTTCCGCAGTATCCACGTCCGTAAGGACGATGCAGCGGAACAGCCCATCAATATTCAGGGCTTTCGCCTTCATGACCGATGCCACTGCGGGGTCTTCGCTCCATCCCGGCGCCGCAATGATGCCTGGAACTAAAGAAAATTGGGTGTAGATTTTATCAATAAGCTCAAGCCCTTTGGACTCACCCTTAGCGGATGCCCCGCCGATGATGTCATCGGCATCCACCGCCGTTGGGTCTACCGCATCATAATCCAGGACGATACTCTCTCCACTAGCTAACGTTCCGCCGGGCACGACCGCGATGATGAGACGCCCGTCATCGTCCCAGGCTGCCGTATAGTCAATCCCTTCTTTTGCCGGTTGAGCCGCTTCTGTGGAGCGCACCTTCAAGGTATTTAACAACACGGCTTCAGAAAGCTCGACTTTCCCCTCAATCAAAGGTGCGGTCTTTTTCGTTTCGGACTTTTTATGTTTTGTCGGATCCAATACGTTTACAAAAATAATCGGGGCCACGGCATAGAGCTTAAATTCACTATACATGGCTTCACAAAGAGTATAGTTATCCCAATCATCACTATATCCAAGGGCCTTCACCGCCTCGTCCCAGCTATAGCAGATTACCGGTTTATTAACGTATTTCATCGGGTCCTCCGTCAAATGGACCGGAGCCGTACCGAAAACCACAGGCAACCCTGCCGTTGTGTTAACGGGCGGAATAATGGCAGTTGGAACCTCGCCAACCTGCACACCATGAAATAATGCCATCGCTATTTACCACCTTTCTTCTCGTGTTCTGCAACGGCCCTCTGATAAAGCACATTGCGGGCAGTTCCATTCTGAGCAATCTCCCTTCGAACTTCATCCAGTTCTTCAGGAGAGACAAAAAGAAGTTCGTAAGTTGGATTCCCCACATAGTTTTCCGGAATGCCATCTGCGAAAATCTTGAATGTCGTTAAATCTGTATCGCGGAACCCTGGCCCGACATAAATCACTGGGCCTTTTTGTTTATTCTTTTTCTTCATAATGTCCACCATCCAATCGGAGGATTATTTTGTCGCACTTGAGGGATCACCACTTCGCACTCGACGACGCCTAGCCACTGGGGGTAAGGCTGCTCATCTGGCACAATGCTTTTCATTCCAGGCTGAATCCAGAACTTGCCTGCAACTGGATTCCCCATCAAGAGATGGGCCCGAATGAATTCAAGCAAATGGAATAGGGATTGACAGCCTTCTTTAAAATCCGGATCGTATACTGTTGCATACAACACCAAGGACACGGTGCTCTGTTTAGCCTCATCGGTTGTCACTTCTGGGCGTATCACAATAGCAGGGCACAGCTTTTCCAGTTCTTCCACACGACGAGCACGCGGCAGGAAGCCCGCATAAACATGGAACTCTTTTCCACCCCGTTCTTCGTACTCGGCTAGGCGTTCCTTTAGGAAGTTAGCCATACCCTGCGCGACTTCTAAAGGAGTCATCATGCACCTCCAAGCAGTCGTTCCAATTCATGTTGCAATCTGGAATTAAAGACCTCTTGACCCCGCTCCTGCATTTCCTCCATGACCTCAGGATTTCCAAATAACTGCGGAACAGCGGGGCCGTACAATCCTTTCACCGGATACCGTTCCTTGCCTGCCCTTGCGACAAAATGACCGTTTAGCGTAAAGGACCGAGGAACTCGGCCCCCACCATCCCGTTTAATCGCTACAAAAACGCCATATTTCCTTTTAGAAGCTTTATAACGGGATACTGGTTCCGTTGAGCCTCGCACAAGGATGGTTGTTCCATCGTCTTCCTTTCTGATTTGCGTGCGCGCCTTTAGATTCCCAGATTTCATCGTATAAATGCTGCGAATGGATTTGGTTCCCGCCGTCCTGGCTGCCGTCGCCGCCCGTTTGGAAGCCCGTTGGATAGCCTTCTGGACACCTTGCGACTTTAGCCCTGCCAGCGTGCCAAGTAGTTGTTCCGCGGCTTCGATTTCAGCACTAATAGGCATCCATACCACCTCCTACGCCAACGTTCTGATGAAGGGTAATGGACATAATCCCTAGATCATCAACGCAGTTACTAACAAGCATGGGTTCTCCATCTAGAGTAAACACCTGCCCTTCCCGCGGTATGTCTTCCAAAGCCTTCGTTTTAACATGAATAACCACTTCGCGTCCGGAAATGCCTTCGTAGCCGGCGTATTTTTGTCCCTGAAACCATTCCCGAGCAGTAGGACTCTGTACAATGCAGGTCACCTTACGCCCGTTCAGATCATGGATCTCCCCGAATTCATCCTGGCACAGGAACACATCTAGGTCAGTCTTCAGAGTATCCTTGAAGTTCATTTTTTCTTATTCTTTTTGTAGGCTTCCGGCTTCGGTTCGGGTAAAGTTTGAACTTCTTCAGGCTCTACTTCTTCAGGAGGTAACTCATGCAGTTCTGGTTCCACAGTTTTCTTTTTAGTGGATGCAGCCTTCGGGGAAGCTACGACTTCCACCTGCCCCGTCTTCAAAAAACGTTCCACAGCTTGTTCTGCCATTTCAATCTCATCCCCAGGGCCGTATAAATGGCCCCCTTGGGTGATGTAATTTCGTTTAATCTGGACCTTCATGTTTATTCTCCTTTTGCCTTAATAACCGCAAAATCAGTAATGCATTCAGGGGCAATTACGCAACGGGAATACATCGTCAGTCTTAATTCCTGATCCATCTTATCGCCGGCATAGTAAGGAACGTAGGGTCCAACATAGGTATTGTACCCAGTCGCAGCCTCGTTAAGCAGCGTGACTGCGCCGTGGTACTGGTGACCTCTGCCAGGAATACCAACGATGACATCATCATCTCCAATGAACCCCTTCAATTTCCCGTCATCGTCCATATAAGATTCCGCGTACGTGTAGACTTCCAGGTTAAGCGCGGGGATTCGGCCAACAAAGGAAACTTGTGGAGCCGTAATTCGAGGCTGGAAGCTAAACATAGAAAGATTGTTCGTGCTAGGGATTCCCATCCACTTCATGATCTGATCATTACTCAGCATATAGCCCGCAATATTTTTGCCGACAATCATGACGGTTGGAACCATACCAGACGCTTCCTGGATCTTTTCAGAAGCGGATCTGATATCGTCGTAAATTGTGGCCCCCGCCTGATCCCACGTCGTGGAAGGTACAATTTTCTGATTGAAGTTAAAGTCCACCGTATCGATGACCGTCAGATTGCCATCATCCGCATAACCCTTGATATCATATTTACCAGAAGTCAGGAGGTCCCCCGCCATCTTATTTTTTCGGTTGATAATGGCCGCTTGAAGTTCAGCCAAGTCTCGTGCCTGAATCTCATTCCCGCGCTGGGCTGGGGATTTAACAGAATAAACACCCTCGCCAAACCCACGTTCACTGAGCATATCGGGGTCTACGACTCGGGAAGGGGCCATCATTGGCGGTTTATAAAAGAAGTCATCAAACCCATTTCTTTTGAGTTCCACGGCCTTTCCGCCGCGAACCACAAATGGCGCCAGCCGACGTTCTCCAGTCCTTACCTGGACTTCAATCGTGGAAGTCGTTGCCGTATCAGGGATAATAGGGAAAAAAGTATCCAGTAAAAAAGAAGCGGGTGCTTTGCTTCGATCCACTGCAGTCATCAGTGCAACTGTATTTTTAATGTCAATCATGTGTAATCCTCCTTACAGCTTAACAGTTAAGTGGATGCCGGCCTTACGCAGTTCTTCCTCATGAGCTTCAACGGAGTCCCCCTCCGCACAGATCAGAGCTGCTCGATTGAACCGGCCAGCAACGTATGCCGTTACCACCGTTGCTTTCTCGTCGATATCATT